GCCGCCGATATGGCGGCCTTCTCGACTCTGGCGGCGGCGTACCCGAAGGCGGCGATGAACGCGCAGCGCCGGGCGATCAACAAGACGCTCGGTTGGCTGCGGACGCATATCGCCAGGGCGGTCGGCCAGAAGGAGCGCATAGCGGTTCGGGCAGTGCGGCAGCGGCTGATCGCGTATCCGGTGCGTGGCTCGGGTAGCCAGGGCAAGCTCTGGTTTGGCATCAACCCCATCGAGGCCAGCCGAATCGGCCGGCCTCGTCAGGGAAAGGCGGGGGTGACGGTGGCCGGGCGAACCTATCGCGGGGCCTTCTATGCCCGTGTGTACGGGGGCGAGCCAGATATCTGGATTCGAACGGCCAGCCCGCACTTCGACCCGAGCGATTACCCGGCCAGCGACGTTCGATCGATGGCCTACGGTCGCCGCGGTTCGATGGACGCGGACATGTACGGCCGCTTTCCCTTGGCCAAGGCAAAGGTGCTGCTGGACGACGTGCGTCCGCTGTTCGATGCCTGGGCCAAGCGGGCCGACCAGAAACTGCTTGAGTTCGCCCAGCGCGAACTTGCCTACGAACTGCACAAGCTGACCAAGGGAGGCGCGCGTGGCTGACTTCGTGCTGCTCGACTTCTACCGGGCGATTGAGACAGAGCTGAACGCATCGCTCGCCGGTATGCGCTCTATCGCGTTCGATACGCAGATCGAGGACCGGATGCCAGCGCCGTGCATCCTGCTGGAGGTGTCGGAGTTCGAGCCGAGCCAGGATCCCGACCAGGGCACGGGCGAGGTGGGACTGACCTTGCATGTGCAAGCCCGGATCGTCGTAGGCCGGGAGCGCGCGGAGAACCGCACCAAGGCCGTTCAACTGGCAACCCAGCTTGCCCATCTGCTGCGGGACCAGACATGGGATCTGGACGATGTTTCGCAAGCCGAGTTCGTCCAGGCCGGCGAGGACTACACGAAGCCTGAGCTGGACGCCTTCTGTGTCTGGCTGGTGGAGTGGACGCAAACGGTCTATGTAGGGGCCGAGGAGTGGCCTTGGAAGGACGAGTCTGGCGAGGAGCTGCTGTTCGGCATCGATCCCGACACTGGTCCCGGTCATGAGGGGGACTACTTCGCGCCCGAGGATATCCCGCTATGAGCTACGCGACAGCGGAACATGACCGCATGATTGCGGCGATGATCAAGCCGTGCGTGGTTGCTGCGGTGGATCTCGCGGCCGCTCGGGTGCGCGTGCAGGCGGGGGCTTGGATCAGTGGCTGGGTGCGCTGGCATAGCCTGGCCGCCGGCACGGCGCGGCACTGGCGAGCGCCGAGCCTCGGCGAGCAGGGTGCGCTGATCAGCCCTAGCGGCGTAGCCGACATGGGAACGTTCATTCCCGGCTTGTACGGCGTTGCCGGCGACCAGCCCGACAACCGTGCGAACGTGGAGGTCTGGCGGTTTCCCGATGGCGGCTCCCTGGTCTACGACTGGCAGGCGAAGAGCTACGCGGTGACCCTCCCGGCAGGTACCTGCACGACGACCGTTGGCGGCGCCTCGGTCACTGTTACCCCGGGGCAGGTAGCCGTCCAGGCCGGCGAGATCCTGTTGGCTGGCAGGGTCACGGTGGCCGGTACGCTGCACGTCACCGGCAATATCACCAGCGGCGGCTCGATCATGGACACCACGGGCAACAGCAACCATCACACACACTGAACATAACCCAACGCTGAGCCCGCCCTTGTGCGGGCTTTGTCGTTTCAGGAGGGGCCAATGGCCAAAGCCAAGACTGAAGAAGCGGAAGCCGTCCAGGCGCCGGTTCAAGACCATCCGACGCCCGAGTTGCCGGTGACGTTCATCGATCAGGCCTACCGACAGCGCACCCTGATCATGCCCGGCGGCGTGACGGTGCAGGTGCGCAATAGCGAGGTCGTCGCCGACACCGAAGAGGTGTTCGAGTGGTTGGTGGCTCGCGCGGAATTCGTTCGTAAGTAGGGGTGATCGATGATTGGGCTGGATCGACGGACCGGGCAGCCGCTATCCGGCGTGGCCCACTTGAAGCAATCCATCGAGGACATTCTGACTACCCCGTTGGGCACCCGGCGCATGCGCCCGGAGTACGGCAGTAAGTTGCGGCGCCTGGTCGATCTGCCGGTGAACGACGGTTGGAAGAGTGCCGTGCAAGCCGAGGTCGCGCGGGCGCTTGGCCGGTGGGAACCTCGGCTGCGCCTGGAGCGTGTCCGGGTGGTGGCGGTCATGGGTGGGCGGATCGATCTGGAGTTGGCCGGGGTGTACCTGGGTGACTCCGTAATGCTGGAGGTCAGCGCATGAGTACCGTAGATCTGGCCTCACTGCCGGCGCCCGAAGTGCTGGAGCCGTTGGAGTTCGAGGCGGTATATGCCGAGGAGCTGGCGGATTTCAGGGCTTACATGGGCGACCAGTGGAACGCGGCGCTGGAAAGCGACCCGGTGGTGAAGCTTCTCGAACAGGCGGCCTACCGTCGAATGCAGAACCGCGCTCGGGTGAACTCAGCGGCCAAGGCGTTGTTGCTGGCCTATGCCGAGGGTAGCGACCTTGACCAGTTGGCGGCGAACGTCAAGCTACAGCGCCTGGTGATACGGGAGGCCGACGAGTCGGCGGTTCCGCCGACCGAGCGGGTGATGGAGGACGACGCCGCGTTGCGGGAGCGCGTACAGCTAGCCTATGAAGGCCTGACCACCGCAGGGCCTCGGTCCAGCTACATCCTGCACGCGCGCAGTGCGTCGGCCCTGGTCGGGGATGCGACGGCCGAAAGCCCCAGGCCGGCGGAAGTGGTGGTTACCGTGTTGCACGTCGAAGGGCAGGGCGTCGCCGACCAGGCGCTGCTCGATACCGTCTATGCCCGCCTGAGTGATGAGGATATCCGGCCGGTCGGTGACCGGCTGACGGTGCAGAGCGCCGAGGTGCTGCCGTACAGCATCGATGCGGTGGTGTACATGGAGGGCGTCGGGTCGGAGAACGAGGCGATCCTTGCCGAGTGCCAGCGTCGGATAAGCGCCTGGATCAATCCGCGCCGTCGCCTGGGTGTCGAGGTGTCCCGGTCGGCGATTGACGCCCAATTGCATATCACCGGCGTTCGCAAGGTGGTATTGAACGGTTGGGTCGATATCGTGCCGACCAAGGCTCAGGCGGCCTACTGCACGTCCGTGAAGGTCGTACAGGGGGACGCATGAGTCAGCTACCGAGCAACGCGACCGAGCTGGAGCGCGCCCTGGAGTTCGCGACGGACGAAGAAACGGACGTGCCTCTGCGGCTGCTGGTCAACCCCGATACCTGCCCGGAACACATCTTGCCGTGGCTGGCCTGGGCCTGGTCAGTGGATCGCTGGGACAACGAATGGTCGGTGCCGACAAAGCGGGCAGCAATCCGCTCTGCCTTCGAGATCCACGCGAGGAAGGGCACTATCGGCGCGCTACGTCGGGTGGTCGAGCCAATTGGCTACCTGTTGACGGTGACCGAGTGGTGGCAGACCGACCCGCCCGGCGAGCCCGGCACGTTCTCCATCGAGGTTGGCGTGAGCAGCGGCGGTATCACTGAAACCACCTATCGCGAGGTGGAGCGCCTGCTGGATGACGCGCGGCCGGTCAGTCGCCATATCGTCGGGCTCGACATTCGCTTCGAGCCCAAGCTTCAGGTCTTCACTGCGGTTGTAGAAACCGATGGTGACATCTTGGATGTATTCCCGAGGTTCATTCCATGAGCAAGCAATACGGGGGCTTCCTTACCGACAAGGGGGCTGCCAAGCAAATCGAGGCGGCGGCTGGCGGGCTGCGGCGTGACATTACCCATATGTTGATTGGTGATGGAGGCGGTGCGCCCGGGGAGACTCCTGATCCGGTCCCTAGTCCGTCGCAAACCGCGCTTATCCGACAGCGCTACCGGGTCAAACTAAACCGGTTGGTAGCGGCCGAGGATAGTCCTAGCGTGCTAGTGGCCGAAGCCATTCTGCCGCAGGAAGTGGGGGGCTGGTGGATGCGCGAGCTGGGACTGGAGGATTCCGATGGCGACCTGATCGCTGTAGCGGATTGTGCGCCTAGCTACAAGCCGTTGGTCAGCGAGGGGGCGGGGCGAACCCAGACCGTCCGGTTGCATATCGCAGTCAGCCACGCAGAAATCGTTAACCTTCTGATCGATCCCAATGTAGTTACCGCGACGGTGGCAGATCTGGATAAGGCCCTGTTGGAGGTTCGGGCGATCAATGATGCCACTGGGCAGATGACGCTAGAGCAGGGCGGCGGTATTACACTGCCTTTATCCTTGAGTCCGACGGGGGTTGCTCCTGGTACCTACCGCAGCCTCACTGTTGACGCGAAGGGCCGAGCAACCAGTGGCAGCAATCCTACTACCCTGGGTGGCTATGGCATCACCGATGCTCTGGCGAAGAGTGAGGCGGTGGAAGAGCCAACACCGCACAAGCTGCTACGGCTCAATGGAGCGGGCCAACTGCCGGCGTCGATTACCGGTAATGCAGCGAGCGCTACGAAGCTGACGTCGGAGCGGGTTCTTGCGTGTAGCGGTGCTGCAACAGGCAGCGCAGTATTCGATGGAACACGGGACGTTTCCATCGCGCTGACCCTCGCAGATAGCGGAGTGGTGCCCGGTGTCTATCCCAAGGTGACAATCAACGCCAAAGGTTTGGTGACAGCAGGTGCATCGTTGTCCGCCGCTGATATCCCAAGTTTGGATTGGAGCAAGATCAACAGCGGCAAGCCCACTACGTTGGCGGGCTACGGGATTACCGATGCGCTGAACGCAGGATTCAACAGTCAGAGTCCAATTTTCTATTCGGCGGTGGCAGGCGATGGGCTCGCGCAAGCCGCCATCCAAATTCGTGAAGCCGAATTGATTGGCGCGAACGGGCGAATTTACAAATATGCGCCGCGACTCTGGTTTCACTGGAGCGGCGTATACGCGGGCGACCTCGGGATGAACGATGTTGGAAATCTGCTTTGGCGCGGGAGTCCAATCTACACCGCGGCGAATCTGGATCTCTCGGTGTATGCCCGTGTCTCGCATACGCACGATGCTAGCCAAATCACTTCAGGGATTCTCCCGGTACATTTGGGGGGAACGGGCGCGAATAACTCCACGGGGGCAAGGGAGAGTCTTGGAGCCGGTGTACCTTCGACCGCGTGGCTCTATTCCACCGGCTGGTGGCGGGATAACGACACTGGATTTATCCGCCAGTGGGGGCGCGTGACGGTAGCGGGTGACGGGACGGCGACTATCACGTTTCCGATTCCTTTCCCGAACGAATGCCTAGGCGGTTTCGCTGGTCAGACCGCCTATTTCCATCCGGGCACCGACGCGAGCACCGCATTCTATGGACAGACAACGACAGGGGCGACCCTCGAAAATAGCTATCAACTCCAATCCGTATTGTTCTGGGAGGCATTCGGTCGATGAGTTCCAGTGACTATGTTTTCTCGCCGTCTGCGGTGGCGTTCTATCCCGTTTCGTTGCGGAAGGTCTACGAGGAAGGCAGCGGTTGGCCGCTCGATGCGGTGCCGGTCAGTACAGCGCTCTATGAGCGGATATTGGCCGGGCAGGAGTCCGGTAAGCGGATTTCCGTCGATTCCTCTGGCCTTCCAATGTTGGTCGATCCTCCGCCGCCAGACGAGCAGCGGCTCGTCGCGCGGGCTCGTGCATGGCGCGACGCACAACTAATAGTGACCGATGGCCTAGTGGCGCGGCATCGCGACGAGCGCGAACTCGGCAAGCTGGCCACCTCCCTGTCGTCTGAACAGTTCCTCGAGGTAATGAGCTACCGCGAGGCCCTGCGCAATTGGCCGGACGACCCGGCATTCCCCGACCCCGCCTCCAGGCCGGAGCCGCCTGCCTGGCTGGCCGAAGAAGGCACCAACTAAACCCCGCCCTAGTGCGGGGTTTTTCATTCTAGGAGATCCACCAATGAGCTTTTTCCATGGCGTCACGGTAACGAATGTGGACGTGGGCGCGCGGACCATTGCTTTGCCCTCCAGCTCGATCATCGGTCTGTGTGACGTGTTTACTCCGGGAGCTGGAGCGACCGCCAAGCCGAACGTGCCGGTCCTGATCAGCAGCAAGAAGGAAGCGGCAGCGGCGTTCGGGATCGGTTCGCCGATCTACGCTGCGTGCGAGGCCATCTACATGCGCGCCCAAGCTGTCATCGTGGCGGTCGGTGTGGAAGCGGCGGGCACGCCCGAAGAACAGGCCAGCGCGATCATCGGCGGCATCAACAGTACCGGCGAGCGTACCGGCCTGGAGGCGCTGCTGGACGGCAAGTCGCGTTTCAACGCTCAGCCGCGGCTGTTGATTGCGCCTGGGCATTCCGCTCGGCAGGCAGTAGCCAGTGCGATGGACGCCCTGGCCGGCCGCATGCGGGCAATCGGGATCATCGACGGCCCGGGCAAGGATGATGAGACCGCCATCGCCTACGCCGCCAACTTCGGCAGCAAGCGCCTGTACATGGTCGATCCGGGGGTGCAGGTCTGGAACACCGAGACCAGCAGCACCACCGACGCTCCGGCCTCGGCCTGGGTGGCGGGTCTGTTCGCCTGGACCGATGCCGAGTATGGATTCTGGGCCAGCCCCTCGAATAAGGAGTTCGTCGGGATCACGGGTACCACGCGGCCCATCGAGTATCTGGACGGCGACCCGACCTGCCGAGCCAACCTGCTGAACAATGCCAACATCACCACGATCATCCGCGATGACGGCTACCGCCTGTGGGGCAACCGCACCTTGTCTTCGGATGCGAAGTGGGCATTCGTCACCCGCGTGCGGACGATGGATATCGTAATGGACGCGATCCTGGCAGGGCACAAATGGGCGGTCGACCGCTCGATCACCAAGACCTATGTGTCTGACGTGACCGAGGGGCTGGAGTCCTTCATGCGCGACCTGAAGATCCAGGGCGCGGTCATCAACTTCGAGGTCTACGCCGACCCCGATCTGAATACGGCCAGCCAGCTCTCCCAAGGCAAGGTGTATTGGAACATCCGATTCACCGACGTTCCGCCGGCCGAGAACCCCAACTTCCGCGTCGAAGTCACCGACCAGTGGCTGACCGAAGTCCTCGACGCAGCATAAGGAGCGCGCGCAATGGCAATGATTCCGCAGGTACTGACCAATACTAACCTGTTCATCGACGGTATCAGCTTCCAGGGCGATGTGCCGTCGTTGACCCTGCCCAAGGTCACCGTGAAGACCGACGAGTTCCGCGCCGGCGGCATGGATGGCTCCATCGACATGGACATGGGGCTCGAGCGCATGGAGTCGTCGTTCACCACCAATGGGGTGCGGCGCGATGCGCTGAACTTCTTCGGCCTGGCCGATGGCACAGCGTTCCGTGGCGTCTTTCGCGGCTCCTTCAAGGCGCAGAAAGGCAAGGTAACGGCGGCGGTCGCGACGATCCGCGGCACCCTCAAGGAAGTTGATCCGGGCGATTGGAAGGCTGGAGAAAAAGCCGAATTCAAGTATTCGGTGGGCGTCACCTACTACAAGCTCGAAGTCGACGGCCGCGTGGTCTTCGAGATCGATCCCTTGGCGCCGTTGCGGGTTATCAACGGTGTCGACCAACTGGCTGAAACGCGCGCAGCGCTGGGCATTTAAGGAGTGAATATGAAAGAGAAAACCCCCGCATGGTTGGAATTGCGTGCCACCGGCGCCACGGTCAGCTTGCGATCCACGGCCGAGGTCAACGGCGTGAAGGTCGATAAGCTGACCCTTCGCGCGCCGACGGTCCGTGACATCCTGGCGTCGGAAGAGCAGGGCGCTGAGACAGAGGCACAGCGCGAGCTGGCCCTGTTCTCGACCCTGGCCGAGGTTGGCCGAAAGGATCTGGAGGGGCTGACAATGGTCGATTACCGGCGCTTGCAAACCGCCTACTTTCGCCTGGTGCAGGACGACGGGGTATAGCGTTCAACACCACAAGCGCATGGCCAAGCGTCTGGCGGCGGAGTTCCATTTCTCCGTCGCCGATATCGAGGCTATGCCGTTGGCTCGCATGATCTGGTGGCTCGGTGACTGAGCCACTTTCAACCGACAGAGAATCCTATGGCGTCCAATCAACTCTCCCTCGGGCTGCTGATCGGCGGCGCCGTGAGCGGTTCGCTGAATGCAGCATTCCGCACCGTCGAGGGCAGTATCGACCAGCTCCAGGCCAAAGGGCGGGAGCTGGATCTGTTCAAGGCCCAGACCAAGGCGGCGTTGGAGTTGGGCAACACACAGCGCCGCAGCACCTTGCGGGCCTATGGCGAACAGCAGAGGGTCGGCGCGGCGCTGGAGTCTCAGCATGCAGCAGCCACCGCCCGGCTGGCATCGCTCAATCGCGAGTTGGCCGCGGCGGATCAGGCTCGGACCCGGCGACTGGCTACGCAGTCGACGGAAATGGACCGCCTGCGCTACCTCCAGTGGCAGCTCGCACAAGAGGCCAACCGGCAAGCCGAGGGCGGCAACAAGGGGGAGGCGAAGCGGTTGCGGGGCCAGGCTCAGGCGGCGGCCGAACTGTACAAGCAACGCCAAGCCCAGGCGGCGGCCGACAACAAGGCCTACGCGGAAAAGGTCCGGGGGATTCAGCGCCGGATCGAGGTGGCGCAGCGTGAAGCCCAGCAAGCCAAGCGCAGCTTGGCGGACCAGCAAACGGAAATGGGCCGGCTGCGTAACGTGCTGCGAGACAACGCCAGGGAGGCGGGGCGACTCGGCGATGCCTTCCGCCAGGCCGCCCGCGAGGCGCAGGGCATCAAGCTCCAAGCCAGCGGCATGGCTCGCCTGGAGGCCGGGAAGTCCGGTATGCGCTCGACGGTCGGCCAGGCGGTCGCCGGTACTGCCGCTCTGGCTGTGCCTACGAAGATCAGCGCGGACTACCAGGCAATCGTTCGGGATATCGCGATCAAGGCTGGGGTGGCCGGTTCCGCTGAAGAGCGGGATCTGTCGCGCACGGTCATTACCACTTCCCGCGACACCGGGATGGCGCGCAACGAAGTGGCCGATGTGATCAACCAATTGGTCAGCGCGGGCATGGATCTGGACGTGGCGTCGGGGTTCTCTCCGGTCGCGGCCAAGTTCGTGGTGGGGCAGGGCGCCGGCGGCGTGGATACCGCGAGGATGATGCAGGCGCTCCAGCAGAACGCGAAGATCTCCGATCCCAGGGTGATGGAGAAAGCACTGGAGGCTATCGCCTTCCAGGGGCAGGCCGGCTCGTTCGAGGCCAGTGACATGGCCCGATGGTTTCCCCAACTGCTCGCGGAAATGGGCAAGTTGGAGATCTTCGGCATGGATGCCGTCACGCAACTGGGCTCGATGCTTCAGGTGCAAATGAAGACCGCCGGCGGTGCCGATGAGGCGGCCAACAACCTGAAGAACTGGATGGCCAAGATCGGCTCCAGCGATGTTGTGCGAGCCTACCAGAAGGCTGGCATCGACTATCAAGGCTCGCTCAATACTGGCTTGCAAAGCGGAATGTCGACGCTGGAAGCCAGCTTTGCATTGGCCCAGCAGTACATCCAGCGCACCGATCCAGCCAAGGCCAAGAAGATGGCCGAGGCAACCGCAGCCATCAGCAAGGAGGCGGACCCGGCCAAGGCCAGGGCGATGATGGAGGCCCTGGAGCAGACACTGCGCACCGGCGATATCTTCGCGGATATGCAGGTCAAGGCGGCTCTCACCGCCTACACGCAGAACAAGGCGCTGTACGAGTCGCTGAAGAGGGAATCGGCATCGGCCACAGGCATTCTGGACCAGAACCTGAGAGAGCGTCGGGAGGCCTCAGCCCAGCGCTGGGCTGAAGTCGCCCAGGCCGCGAACGAAGGGATGCGGGCGGTTGGTGACGCGATTCGTCCGATGACTGATGCGGCGGCCGGCGCCTTGCGGCCATTGTTCCAGGGGCTTACTCGACTCACCGATGCGGCACCTGGGGTAACTGCCGGAGTCGTGGGCGTCGGTGCCGCGTTGGTCGTGCTCCGGGGGATCGTCAACGCCTGGAGGATTGGCCGTGGACTGATGGATATTGCCCGGGGCCGCTCGATGATGGGCAATCCGAATATCGTTCAACGTGTGTTCGTGACCAACCCCGGCGCCGGCGGCTTGGGTGGTGATGTGGGCGGTGGTTCTGGTCGGCGTGGCCGGGCAGGTGGTGGTCGCAGTGGGCGCCTCGGCGCCGCAGGGCGCGGTGCCTGGGGTGTGCTCCGGGGCGCTGGGCGCTTCGCCAAAGGGGCGGGACCGCTGGCTCTTGTCGGTGCAGGCCTCCAGGCGGCCGACACCTTCGTGAACGCGGAGACGCGAGACGAAAAGGCCGAAGGCTACGGCGCGGCCCTGGGGGGCCTCGGTGGCACGCTCGCCGGCGCTGCGGCGGGAGCGGCGATTGGATCTGTCGTTCCGATCATTGGAACTGCGATTGGTGGCCTGATCGGCGGGATGATCGGGGCCTGGGGTGGTTCCGAGCTGGGGGCCGCCGGCGGCAAAGCGCTGTTCGGCAGCGGCGGCCTGTTCGGTGGGTCTCCACCGGCAGAGCCCGCGAAGCCCGCTGTTCTGCCTGTCACTGCGGTGGTGGCGGAGCCGGCGAAACCGGCGCCGGTGCCGGTGAAACAAGAGTTCAGTTTCTCGCCGAACATCAGTCTCACTGTCCAGGGGGATGCGAAAGATCCCCAGGCGTTGCTCCAGGCGATCATGCCAGAGCTTCGCCGGCAGCTCGCCGACTTTGCCGGGCAGATGCAGCGGGTGTCCCTGTTCGATGAGCCCAATGTGTAGGAGGGTGAATGCCGTATATCGAAATGATGGAATCCGGCCTGCGCCAAGTGGTGCGGGCCGGGGAGGAGGGGCGTAGGAGTGTCGACGGCATGTTGGCGCCCATCACGGGTGCGGTTTCCGATCTCACGGGCGCTGCCGATGAGCTGTCCACGCTGCCCGGCTTCCCGGCCGGGTTGGGCGACCGGGCGCTGCGACTGACTCGCAGCCTGGGCGTGGCACAGGCAAAGGTGGGTGGCGTCATGAATACCTACAGCAGTGCTGCCCGTGCGCTATCTGGGCTCGATCAGCGGTATGGAGCGTTGTCCGACGCCGTGTCGAAGGTTACCGGGCAGGTCGGGCGGCTCGCCGGCGTTGCCAGTCCCAAGCTGGCCAACATCATCCCGACCGGCTTGCGTTCGAGCATGACGCCGAGTGCGGCCGCCTCCAAGCCGTTTGCGCATCTGCTGGTCATGCAGCCGCGGGACGTGAACAGTAGCCCGTTCTACTTCAATCTCGACACGGCCGCGTTCGATGAGCTGCGGAGACAGACGGCGTTTCGTTGGGCTGCTCAGGAACGACTTACCCGGCCGCCGGCGCAACAGGCGGTCGGGGAGGGGGAGGACAAGCTGACGTTGAAGGGGGCTGTCTTCGGTGTTCGGGTCGGCCTGGGGCAAATCGAGCAGCTACGTGAAATCGGGCGGCGCCAGGTGCCGCTCAGCCTGACCACGGGTTACGGCCAGGTGCTCGGCCTGTGGTGTCTGGCGAGTATCGAGGAGGAGCAGTCGGCCCTTGTTCAAGGCGGCGCCCCTCGCAAACAAGCATTCAGCCTGGAGTTTGTCCGCTATGGAGACGATCTGCAGAACGTCTGACGGGGATCTGCTGGACACGCTCTGCGTCCAGTATTACGGGCATCTGGTGGGGACAGTGGAGGCGGTCTACGACGCGAACCAGTGGCTCGCCGATGAGCCGCAGCCCTTCCGGGCCGGCCTGCTGATCGTCATGCCCGAGGTCGAAGTGCCGGTGACCGGCGAGGTGCAGTTGTGGGGCTGACCCTGGAGGATGAATGAAGCCGATATTTCGGGTGATCGCGGACAAGGCCGATATCACCGCGCGTATCAACGACCGGTTGTTGCTGCTGCGCACGGTCGACAAGCCGGGAATGGAGTCCGACGAGTTCGAGTTGCGCATTGACGACCGCGACGGTGCCGTGGTGTTGCCGGAGCGGGGGGCGTCGGTCGAGATCCAGATAGGCTATGACGGGCGCGGGCTGACCCGGATTGGCATCTACACCGTGGACGAGGTGGAGTTATCCGGCCCGCCGGATACCATCGTCATCCGCGGCAAGGCCAGCAGCATGCGCGGCAGCGGCAAGACGATCCGCGACGGAGGCTGGGAGGGGGTGACGCTCGCGCGGATAGTGGCGGACATTGCCGCACGCAACGGCTGGCAGAGCGAGTGCCCGGTGCAGACGGTGGTTCCGCGTGTCGACCAGATTGGCGAATCGGATTTTAACCTGATCACGCGGCTGGCCAGACAGTACGGCTGCACGGCCAAGGTGGCGGCGGACAAGTTGCTTGTACTGCCTCGCGAAGGTGGGGAGCGAGCATCCGGCGCGCCACTGACGACCGTCACGCTGACCCGGCCGGAGATCACCCGGTTTCAGTTTCGGTTCAGTGACCGGGCCACGCAGAAGGCGGTCAAGGCCGCGTATCAGGACAAGAAGACGGGCAAGCTGGAGGTTGTCGAGCTGGCGAATGCAGAGGCTCCGGCCGGGCTTCCGCCCGTGCATACCGACCGCCACATCCATCCGAACAAGAGCGCCGCTGAGCAGGCCGCCAAGGCGCGGTTGGCTGCGTTCAACCGCTCCACGGCTGGGGTGCGCCTGGAAATGCCAGGGCGAACGGATCTCTTCGCGGAACGAACAATAGTCGTCGCCGGCATTAAGTCGGGAATCGATGGTTCCTACCTGGTGGAGTCGGTGGAACAGGTCTTTACCCAGGCTGGCTGGAGCACGACGGTTGAGTGCAACGCCGGCAAGAAGGGCAAGGCCAAGGCCGCCGGCAAGAAGAAACAGAAAAAGCCACTTCAGGTAGTGGCCATCGGGAAAGCATCGTGAAGGGCCCGCCGCCTGTATGAGCAGGCGGGCGGTTGGGTCACCAGTCCTCTGACCTGTACTCGTCGGGCAGGGACTGTTCCCGTTCCCAGCGTTGTTCGAAGTGGTCGACCAGCAGGGTCATAAGGGCGTCGCCGAGGAGGTCTTTTTCCTTCAGTTCGGCCAGCGCTTCAGCGCCGGTTAGTTGTTTCTCGGCGTACCGTTTAGCGATGTTCCTTACGCTCACTGTTCTCCTTCCTCTCTAGCTCGCGGTTCCTAGCGGGCTGCATTGTGCCATCAGAACCTATCCATTAGTACCCAAAGCCCGCGCATGCGGGCTTTTTCATTGGAGTTCGAGATGCCTATCACTGAAAGCCAACTGCTGTACATCCTCCCGAGGTGCCGCCCGGTTGTTGGGGTCTTCCTGCCCGCGCTGAACCGCGCCATGTTGCAGTTCGATATCCAGGGCGGAGCCAGGCAAGCGGCGTTCCTTGCACAGGTCGGACATGAAAGCGCCCAGCTCACGCGGCTGGTAGAGAACCTGAATTACTCGGCGCAGGGGTTGGCGAATACCTGGCCGAGTCGATATCGCGGCGCCGACGGACACCCAAACGCTTTGGCGTTGAACCTCGCTCGGCACCCCGAGGCCGTTGCGAATAACACTTACGCCAACCGCAACGGCAACGGCGATGAGTCCAGCGGAGACGGCTGGCGGTTCCGCGGTCGAGGGTTGCTGCAAATCACCGGCCGTAAGAACTACCGGGCTGCCGGCGCCGGCCTCGGCCTGCCGCTGGAGGCTGAGCCTGAGTTGCTGGAGCAGCCCGAGCACGCGGCCAGGTCGAGCGCCTGGTGGTGGGCGGCACATGGACTCAACGGCCTGGCCGATTCGGGCAGGTTTGCACTTATTACCCGGACGATTAACGGCGGCATGAACGGCCAGGTGGAGCGCCTGGAGCTGTGGGAGCGCGCCAAGGCGGTGCTGTCGTGATCTCCGCCCGTGCTTTATCGGTCGCGCTAGCCTGCCTGCTGCTGGTCGGCCTAGGCGCCGCCGGCGGTGTGTGGCTCGGCGCGCGACACTACCGGCCGCAGCTCGATGCCGCGCGGTCGGATTTGGTCGCCTGCCGTGCCGCTCGGGATAGTCTGGATGCCGCAGTAGCGGAGCAGGACCGGCAAGTTACCGCGCTGCGCCAGGCCGGCGAACAGCGCGCCAGGGAGGCAGCCCTGGCGGTGGAGCAAGCGCGTCAGCGCGCCGACGGCGAGTATGCCGCGGCGCAGCGCCTACTGCTGGAGCGCTCCGTCGGCGAGCAGTGCGCGGCCACCGAGGCGATTATCGATCAGGAGATGGGGCTATGAGGGTGGTGCTGATGTTGATGGCGATCGCACTGGCGGGATGCGCCGGCCTGGTCGAGCCTGAGCCCCGCACGGTGCGCGTGGAGGTTCCGGTGGCTGTGCCCTGCCGGGTGCCGGCAGTAGAAATACCGTCTTGGGCAACCGCTGGACTGAAGAAGAGCGACGACCTACAGACTAAGGTTCGCGCATTACTTGCAGAGATCCACCAGCGACGAGGGTATGAGGCTAAACTAATAGCTGCATACGCAGCATGTCGAGAAGAAAGCATAAGCTAGATGTGGATTTATCTGAAAGTTAAATGGTTATAGCCTTACAGATGTCAGTCTTCTGATGGTAAATTTGGTATGTCTTCTGCTGTTGAGCTATCTGTTTCGCTGAGGTAAAAAATTTTTAGGGAGAAATTTTCCATTGGTATTATTTCGCACGCAATGTCATTATCTGTGGATATTGTTTCTCTATTGAGGATTTTAATTCGTACCCTTGTGAGTTCAAGGGTCTTTCGTGGCATTTTTATAGGCTTTCCAAATATTGAAACTGTTTCCTTTTCTTTTTGGGTGTTTCTCAATTGTAAGTCTACATCTTTTTCTATAATTTTTAGCTGATCGCTTATGTTGTCTTCTTTGGTGAGCTTGAATTGGATTGGTTTTGATAAGTCTTTTTCTAGTTTTATGTAAGTTCCTTCTATCATGGATGACATGGCGATTAGTCTATCGATATCCTCTCCGGGTATTGTTTGAGTGTCATCAAAAAGTATAGTTGTATTGGTAAATCTTGATATAACTCTCGCGGCATCCAGGTAGAGGAATAGCATCTCTATGTTCTTGAATTGGTCTTTAAATGATAAGGGCTCGCTTGAGGCAGATAGTACTTTTTCACCTTTGTGTTCTAGGGTTAAATTGATAATGTGACCGTTGTTTATGTTTAGCAAGAGGTTCTTTATTTTTGAGAAATAAGGTAGGTCGGTGATGGGAAGTCCATTCCAGTATTCCGTATAAGGTGTGATTGTGATGTTAGGTTTGTTGCGGTTCTGTAAGCTTATAGATATCTCAATCTTTAACATTCTCTCCATCGCGAAACCAGTAAAAGTACCACTCACTGTGCCGAAAGAGAGATTGCCAGATATGTCATTAAAAGTCTCAATATTTTGAGTGGATTTATCTATTGTGGAGACTCTTAAGGTGCATGCTCGGGATGGGCTGCCAATTTCTAATTTGCTTGATTCGGTAGCTATTTTTTCGAATAGTGGAGAGCCTGTTAGATTTACATCATAGGTATCGATTATCAAAGATTTTCCTTCTTCGATGAGTTGACGGTACCCTTGTACATATCTCTTTGGGTTTTTGAGCTCTAAGGTTAGTGGTACTTTCAGGTTCTCTCGGGGGGTTATATGGAATATGGTTTGTCCAGACTTGTGTACGGTTTTGACTTGGAAGCGATTATCAAGGGCGCTAAATGCCCTCTCTACAGCTCCGTGAACATTGTTAATTGCTTGGGCAATACCAGACTTGATTGGCATTCCGGAAAGTGCCGTTAACAGTAGGTCTTGTGGGGCGGAGTCAGGTTGGGCAGGTATACCAATTTTGGCTTGGCTACGTTGTTCGGCTGTTTTTTTCCACTCATGTAGAAGCTCAGCTGGGTATGCAGTCGGGTCTTTGTCGATTTTATATGAGCAGGGTATACAGAGCCAGATTCCATTCTTGTAAGCTGAACGTTGAGCTGGAGTCATGTGTGGGACATAGCGGGGCCCGCCAGGTGACGCTGCACAAATATGCGCTCCAATGCCCATATTAAGCTCACCTTCCTCCTCGCCAGTTTTTGCCCCGCTAGTAGGTGCATAGCAGGAAGGGTTTGAGCATACATTTCCAACTCTGTTTTTCAGTTTTCGAAGAGTGGATGATTTAAAGTTGTTCTTTTTGTCTCTCAT